GGAGCATTATAAATCCCAGTTATAGGATTCTGGTGATTCCTCTGTGGTATTAAGTATTGAGATACCTTTACTATACCATTAGCAATATCGTTATTACCTCTAGTACAGTATATACCATCATCACGGAACATATCAGAAATAGAACGACCAACTGTTCCTTTATTAACACCCTTACGTCTAAAGATGTCTGGATCTGAATACATGTGGTTATCATAAGGAATCTTGTAATGACTTCTGCATTCAGTAATCTTGTTAGCCTGTATTTCCAGTGGAGTTTCTTTCTCGTATCCACCATCTAATAGAAACACATTCCCATGTAAGTCAACGAAACCACATAGATAACAGTAAGGTACTGCTAGTCCATAGTCGTAACCTTCAAGGTAGATTATCTCTGCCCCTTGAGTTATCAACTGATTGTAGTAGCCAATTATATTTTCATGGGACATTACGTGGATTGACTCATCGAAGGAAGGATAGACAAGTCCTTCATAACTTGCCCATTGTCCTAGTAAGAACCGATCTCGCATCTGTCCGTGATAAGATGCTTCTAGAGTCTTAATGAAGTCAGCCTCTAGATTCTCTTTGTTCTCGTAAGTACTTCCTTCAAAGAGTTCAATAATAGGGCTGGGAAGACTGTCCTCATTCAGTAATGCTTTCCCAGTTTCATCAGTTTCACACATGAGTTTGTCATTAATTATCTTACGATCTAAATCGTGTAATGGTTTGACTAACTCTCTATATACCCAGTTCCGAGTTGGATTACATGTGATTAGTAACCAACGTGGCCCAGTACTAGGCATTGACGGATCATTACCTTCATATGTAGCCATACCACGAAGCCGACCAAGTAAGTCTAATAGATCTTTGTGAACAATTTCTGGATCTTCAATTTGATCCACCGCCACAAAATCATAAGTTGCTGACAACAAGTTACTCGTCGTCGCTTCATTAGCATTTTTCCCCTGTTGAGCGATATATCGAAAGTTGATGGTCGATCCGTTTTTGAGCGTACATGTATTTGATCCATTCGCACTCTTCGGGAACGATTTAATCCAATCCTCGGGACACCACTTCAAGAATTCTTTTCTTAGTGTGTCATTTAATTTGGGGTAAGTTGACCTAGCCATAAGCGCATTACAGCCAGGATAGTCTTTTGCGAGTTCTATTGCTTTAATACAAACGTTAGCGGTTTTGCCATTAGCAAATCCCCCACCATACAATTGTATTTTGGCACGAGACTTCTGGAACCTATCTTGTAGGCTCCCCTCAAAAAGACGGAATGTAGGCATTAGCCCTAGTCTATTTTGGACCAGTCAGTATTAGCTAGTGCAGTAGTACTAGTAAGATCTGTACGTTGACCAATATAGTTTTGATCAGCAGTAGTATCTGTACCTTTTTGTCCTACAAATGATGGAACAGTAGTACCTGAAAGTGCACTAGCTACAACACTTACACGACTATATTCATTCTCTGGTCCTGAACCTGTTTGTCCACCACCATTACCACTTGCTTCAATTACCGTAGCCATTACATAACTCCTTCAGGTGTTATATCTATTGTCGGGATATCTTGTTCTTCTTTCTTGACGTACTCAATCCGTAAACCGCCTTCAACTTTGTGACGATGCTCCACGATATCAGCGGGGCGATGACCAGCACGATCAAGAATATTATTAGCAGCAGATAGACGGGTTCCAATTCCCATCTCCGAATCATTAACAGTATCAACAAACAACTGTGCAGATGTCTTAGAATTTAATACAAATAGATCTCGTACCTCAGTTGTATCAGAATGGATGATAGATTGTACTAAATTCTGTTGCAACTCATTATACGCATTATTCATCTTAATATTATGTATTTGTTCTTGTGGCAGACTAAGTACGTTCCCAATATCCTTATCAGATAAACCGAACACCGAATAAGCCATAACAAGACTTAGGGTATTCATTTGTTCTGTTGGGAGGGGTAGGTCAGCTATTCTTTTTCTAGCAGCGACAATATCCCGTTGAATTTCCCTAGTGTTGGGAACTTCAACGAGAATATCATCTTTAAGTATCTTACCGTCTAATGGATTTATCTTAGTGCCATCAGCAAGAACTAAAGGTTCTGTACCAATAGGTAACGGCATTATGGCCCAAACTTACGCATATCAGATTCAGTGAACGCTTCTCCACGTCCAAAAGTATCGATCAAATCATCTATCAGCCATTGAAGCTCTCGCGACCGTTCGGCATTACTCATCATTTGTGTTCCGGGTGCAAGAGATACTGCTGGTTGAGGTTGTGCTGCTGCCGCTACTGGTGGTGGTGGAATATCTACAACCTCACCGAGAGTTGTTGGTACTTGTGTTTCCACAGCCTCATCGGCTTCTGGATCTGTACCAAGTTGAGCTTTTTTCGCCCTGCGAGTAGCGGCCATTTTCGCACCCCTTGAGCCTTTAGTACTTGCTGTTACATCATGACCAGTAGTAGGAGGAGGCACATCAACAGTTACACTAGAAGGTTCATCTGTTGTAACTGCACCTAATATATCATCTAAGGTATTACCCCAACCTCGGTCATACATGTATGTACCAAACTCTCCTTTTGATCCCTCTATGTCTGCTTGTCTCTTCTTCTCCATCCGTTCCAACAGTGCTATGTTTTCTGGTGTAGGACGATTAAAGAATTCTTCTAATCCTATAGCTGCACCTCCTGCTCCTTTGCTCCAGATTAGATCACGTACCCAATCTGCACCACCACCAATCATGTTAAGAACTTTTTCAAATCCAGCTTGTCCACTTGTATCTGTAGGCTGTGCTGTTGCAGCAGTAGTTGCAGTAGCAGCAGGAGGTGTTGCTGCCTCTGCTGGTCTAGCTGCTACTGTTTTAGTTGGTTCTTTTGTTTCAATTGGAGGAGTAGGAATATTAGTTCCTCCTGTATCAGGACCAGGCCATGTTCCTGCTGCACTAGGAGTATCAGAAGTGCCTTGCGCTCCTAAGTGTGCTTGTTCCATAGCTGCTTTTGTTTTAGGGCCGATAATGCCATCAACAGCTAATTGCGCTCCCATACTGTTTAGATCTCGTTGTAACATCTTATTTGCTTCAATGTCACCAGTATCTGCTGCTCCTGATGGCTCACCAGTTAGGTTCACATCTGCTGCATTCCAAACTTCAGGACTATCTATTTCTGCTGAGAGTGGAGCAGTTGCAGCTTGAATACCTGTCATAGCAGTTGGTGCACCACCACCTATTTGTACTTGCCGGGGTGCTTGAGGTAATGAGCCGGGCATAAATCCTCTAAAGAAATTATCAATAGCCCGACCCATTGGATCTATCTTATTACCACCAGCATCTAACCCAATTACAGGATTGGGATCATCTGCATCTAGATAACTCTCGGGAGTTGTAGGCATTAGATAGTCTCCCCTTTACCACCTCCGCCATTACCCGAAGCATCAGTTGGATAACTAGCGGGTGCACGATTAGCCCGACTACCAGAAGGAATAACTTCTGTTTGTAGAGCAGTTACATCAGCAGCAGTAACAGCACGAGCAGTATTAGCACTTGCATCGTCCTTATCACTATTAATAGTCAAGTCCATCGTCTCATTAGCGGTAGTAGTTCTAGCACCGCCAAAGTTGTTGGCATTTAAGTCAACAGTGTGATCAACCTGAGTAGTAGTGACACTTGCGCTTGTAGAAGGAGAAGCATCCGTTAACAAGGTACTAATTATCTCTCCGTAATTCCTCATACCGCGTTTACGGAGAAGTCTCATTAAATGATATCTATTAGGGGAACGAGCATTTGAAAACTCGTAAGTAGCGTTGGTATCACCCGGACCATATGTGGATGATTCCCAAAATTCTGTACTAGTAGCCATAACTCTTCCTTTCGTTGTTTTGTCAGTGACTATAGTTAGATTTCGAGTATCCCCTTTCTCGGGGGATATACTTAAATATCATATATCCAACTAACCGTCAATTCAAACCTTAATTACCACGGGCAACGCAGTTGCCCGAATACGCACACCTTTCCGTTAAATTCCTGGCGTTATTCCGCACACATTCATATTCCGCATTTGGGGGGACGATAGATCTTGTTTAAGGACTGCACCGAAAACTCCCTACCCACAGTTTTGGAACGGCGGGGGGAGTTCATCAATCCAGCACTAGGGGTACTGGCTTCTACTAAGTAATCCCTATCGGGAGTCAAGGGTGATTTCATCCCCCTTAACAATCCCCCTGACCAACTGATGTCAGTTGGATCAACAAGAAGTATTGAGCTTCGCACTCAATATCTAGGCTCACTCCGTTCGCAGTGGAGCTTGTTGCATCTATTCCGTTCTAATGCTTCTGGTGTTGGGTGATAGTCTGGGCAATCATGCCTGACTTTAACATTCGGAGGTTAGATCAACCATCATGGCTGATTTCATCATAAGTCGCGACTTGCAATTCTCAATCTTCTCCAATGACGCAAACACCAAATGGTGCTACAGCGTTACCGCTGAGACTTGGGGAACGGTTTATACCAGAACCAAATGGTTCGACAGCCGCAAAGATTGCAAAGCGGCAACGGCGGAGTTCCAAAAGAACTTCAACGCCGCAGCAACGGCAATAGAGACTCGCGGCTACCGCGATTCTATAATGCGTCCCATGGTCGACTCGGCTATATTCCGACCGGCCAAAAAGATCCACGCGTCCATCAACTTAGACGCGATCTAACATCACCAAAAAATGGGGATCAGCTAACGCTGATTCCCATTTTTTTATGTCGAGAGAAATAGAGTTCACTCGTTCCTCGTTCACACGTTAAGAGTTCGTTGCCGCTCACGCGCAGTAAAAATGACTTCGCTACGCGAAGACTTATTTATTTAAGCAAGAGCAGGTATTTCCACCCTCGGGATTGCGTCTGTGTGCCATTTGCGATGCATAAGCGCATAATAACGTAATAGTAAGCACTAAATGGTGTGTTATGGGCT